TTGGAAAGAAACAAAAGCAGATAGGTTTACCCAAGACAGACATTTTAGAACAGAAGGTTTTAATCCATATGCAACTCCTGAAGTTATAGATGGAAAAACATATGATGCCAATGAGCTGAAGTATGCTGGTGTACAGACATGGGGTGATGTAATGAGCAATGCTGTTGGTGGATCACTGGCACTTGCTAAAAACACCTTTATTGAAGGTTGGAAAGGTTGGGCAGATGTTGGTAATGCATTTCGTACTATAGGTACAGATGAATCTTTTATGCAAGCTCTTGCAGGTTCTCCTGAAGAATTAATGCAGAAAGATGAAGAGCAGAAAGCTATTTTTGACAAGTACGCTATTTTCAAAAGTCCTGTACATGAATCCAACTTCGGTATTTTTAACCGGGAGTTTGTAGGAGACATGATACAACAATCTGGTTTCTCATTGGGAGCCGGTGCACAGTTCCTTTCTGAGATGGCTCTTACATGGGGTATTGGAGAAGGTATTGGTGCAGTTGCAAAAGGTGCTGGATGGTTAGCAAAAGGCTTGGAGGCTACTGAGGAAGGTGTTTCTATGCTGGAAAAAAGTGCTCAGATAGCATCTAAAGGAAATGTAATTAACGATGCAAGAAAGATAGCTGATCCTACATCTTTGAGGGATTATGGTAAAAAGATACTTGGATGGGCCGGGGAACAATTTACAGATGTTACAGGTATAAAAGGGATGACAGAGGCATATAAAGCCGGTGCATCAACTTATCAACTTGCAGCAATGGGAGTTGGTGGTATTACAAGATTTGGATCAGCACTAAACTCTGCTATGACAGAAGCTCGTTTTGAAGCTGCTAGTACATATGGTCAGATGTATGCCGATCACATTAATAAATGGCAGGAAGAACATAACGGAGAGCTACCTGTTGGTGAAGATCTTGAAAGGATCAGAAAGACAGCATATGCTACAGGTGTTGATGTATTTGGTGCCAATACTGCACTTATCCTAGCCTTCAACCAGTTGGAGTTTGGTAATATTATAAACAAGTTTGGTTCATCTTCTCGTCTTATGAGAGAAGCTCTTGAACAAGGTGAGGGTGAACTGTTTACTGTTACTGGTAAATTGAGAAGAGATCTTACAGAAGGTACTTTTAAAGAAGGACAAAAAGCTTCTCAGGCATATCTCAAAGGTACATTTGGTGCTTTATCAAACTTTAATACAATACGAAAAGACTTTGGTCTTGGTACAGCTTTATGGCAAGTAGGTAAAAGAGGTAGCAAAATTGAAGCAATGGAAGGTATCCAGGAGATTCTTCAAAGTGCAACTTCTGAAACATTCAGTGACTACTATACAAATCTCTATCACGGAGGTAAAGATATAGATGGGAATAACTTCCTGAAAGATCTTACATCTGCAGATTGGGGCAAAGGTCTTCAGTCACAGTTGAGCATGGAAGGTTGGCAGACATTTATTATGGGTGCTGCTACAGGTCTATTTATTAGTCCGATACAGAGTGCTGCAATGGCCGGTTTTAAGAAAGCAAATGCTGCAGTCAACAAACAATATCAAGGTGAGGTGGATGCTCATAAAAAGGTTATGGAAGATAACCTTAAAGTACTGAATACTTGGTACAATGATCCTACCAAAGCCCTTAATGAGCATATCAATGGTCTGAAAGTACAAGGTCAGGCAGATAAGAATATGCAGCAAGCTGTACAGAGTGGCAACAAGTATGAGTACCACAATGCAAAAGATGATGCATTTACAAATGCAGTTGCTGTTGCTATCAAGACCAATACATACGAATCCCTTGTCGATTCTCTCAAAGAGATGGGTGACCGTCTTACAGATGAGCAATTTGAACAGGCTTTTGGCATGAAGTCAAATAGTCAAAATAAGGTAAGTGCAAAAGCATTTACAGAAACTGTAGTAAAAGATATTGAAAAATATTACGATACATGGCAAAACCTCAAAGACAAGTTTGCATATCTTGTACAGCCGGAGCTTTATGATAAAGACTCAAAAGCATTTAAAAATGCGAAGATAGCTAAGAAAGTTTTGGATGATGCAATTGAAACACTTGCTACAACATCTCACCATGCTACAGAAACAATAGAAAGGGCAATTGAGATTAGAGCAAAGGCAAGTGCATTGCCTGGTATTGGTGCATCTGCAAACAAAGCATTTGAAGTATTGGGAGATGTTAGCAATGCTGCAGATGAGTTACAACGTCTGAAAGAAGAACTAAAAAATCTTGAAGCTTTAAAAGGTGACAAAACCATAGCTGATCAGATAGCAAACAATAAAGAACAAACCAAACATCTTGAAGAATGGTTGTTCAACTTTGTGCAATTAGAAAATCTTAGGAAAAGTAATATCAAACCTGTTCCTTTTGTAGATAGTGCTGCCGATAGATACAAGATACAAGAAAGGTTAAAAGCTGCACACGTTGGTTACATAACTGCTGTAAATAGTCAGTACGATAAATCAACACCGGTACTTGACAGGTCTCAAATAAACGAGATCTTCAACTCTCTGATGGACTATAATACCCTTAACAGGGATCATGGTCAGTATGTAGAGGCCCTGAATGTTATTACTGACCCAAGAGGCTTTGCTTTGATGTATCAGAAGATGATGGAGGGTGCTGCTGCTGCAATGGCTGCAATGAAGAAAGAGCACATCAAAGAAGCCAAAAAAAGAGCTGCTGCTGCTGTAGGAAATGTAGCTGCACAAGAAAAAGAAGATGAGGAGGAGGAAGAAGAAGAAGGTGATAAGAAAGAAGGTGAAACTGGTGACGAAATACCTGAGTCTGTATTACCAGCTAAAATAAAAGCAGAGCTTATTACTTATTACGGAGAACCTGAATTTATTGCTACTGCTCCCGGTAGTTATGGTGCTAATCCTAAAAGAGTTTTATCAACAGATGCAGAGGCATGGCTTAATGAGAATGGTAAGTTGATGAATAAACTGGATATGGTTTATGAAAACAGCAAAAAAGGAAAGCTATCTGAGTTAGAAGTAACTGATATTATAAAAGAACACTTTGCTGCAGAAAAGCCAGAAAGCGAAGAAGAAAAAGCCGACAGACTTGCTAAAGAAAAAGCTGTTGCGGTAGCTGCTGAAAAGAAAAGGTTACAGGTAGAATGGAGCAAAGAGCTGGATGATAACAGAAAGAAGTATCCTCATACTCCTCAAAAGCCTTTATCTGATGCAGATCTTGCTCTTAGAGAAAAGAATGAAAAAGAGATTAATGCAAAGTACACAAAGCTGATTGCTGATCTTGATGCTGAAGTTGTTACTCCTGTATCAGATTCTGTTATAGATGCCAAGAAAGCTGAAATAGAAAAACTGGAGAAGGAATATTACCTTATTTTAAATGAAATAAAAAACGATAAAGAAGGACTTGAACTTAATAGGAAGTTTAACTCAGATCAGGAAAATCATAACGGTGTTACTGTAGCAGATTTAGATGCTATGAGTAAAAAGCTTGATGAAAAATACGGATTAACTGAAGCCGGAGAAAAATTGGATAAAGCAAGAGCAGAATTAAATGCACTTCTTAATCCTACTCCAGGTGCTACAGGTACAGAAACCACTTCTGCTCCTGGTACACCTGTATCTGATATAGATGCTCAAAGAGCTGAAATAGAGAAAAGAAGACAAGAGGAAAAAGATAAACTTAGTGATGAATATGGTAATGTTATACCTTATACTGATCAAAAATTTAAAGATATAGATGCCAAATATGATGTAGAACTAGCAGCATTAGAGCAACAAGGTACTGGTACTAAAACATCTCTTGAAGGTCTTCCTAAAATGAAGATCCTTGACTCTCAGATCAGTGTTGCTGCTCATAGATTAGAGGATATAAAAACCGGCAAGTACGTTGATACGGTAGAACAGGCCGAAAGAAGACTTGCTAATACACTGGCACCTCTTTCTCAGGAAGATCTTGATGAAGGGTTATCACTAATAGTTACTGAAAGACCTGCAGGTACAGCAAAACAACTTTTACCAGGCAATGAGGTTATTTACATAAAACCTCAGAAATACTCTATGCAACTTCGTTATAATGACGAACCTATAGGTTATTTGACAAATGCTGGTTTCTATGTGTTTAACATAGATGGTCAGGAGTTAACCCCTTTAGAACTATCTGTTGAACAGTTTGAAAAGCTGATGGAAATACCTAAAGGAATGACACCTTTAGAGGCTTTGACACAGTTCCAAGAGGATTTCAAAATAGCAACAACTATTCAGCTTGCTATTGAAAAACAACTTGCTGAAGGTAAAAATACCTTCTCAGGAACAGAACTTCAGGAGTTAGTATCAATACGTCCGGTTATTACCCTTGACTTTGTAAATGCAGAAGATCCAAGAACAGCACCTCTTCTTGAGAACATTGAAGCAAACACCAATATCCCTGTAACAGAATCAGGTGAGAAAAGGATGATTGTTGTAAACAATGCCAGATACAAAGAAGTTGTTGATCAATTAAAAGCAACCGGGGAATTTGAAACAGTATCAAGTTCTGAGTATGCACCTATGGTACTGGGTGAGATGAGCGATCTTGACTCACCTGCTATCAAAGCTGCCGGCCCTGTTCCATTAAAAGATAATAACGGCATGTACTCAGTTGCAGTTGAGGTTGCCGGTCAAGTAAAATGGATACAGGTTACTCCTACTGCATACAACGAAGTTCAAATGCAAGGCACTCTTAATAGAATTAAAGAGATAGCAAGCAAAGAAGAAAGAACTGATGAAGATAACAAAGAAATATCTTCATTGCTAAAAGGGATTTTTATTGCTCTTCCTACTCATATATGGATAGATGGAGTTAAAGTTGGAGAAGATAAATTTCAGAAATGGGATCTTAGGTTAAACTATAATGCAAAGGAAAATACAATATTCATTTCTACTAATAAAAAGGGATCAGCTCAACTTACTTTAGATACTGCAAAATTTGACAGTCCTGAACAATTAGCTGCTGCTATTCAAAAACAAATATCAAAAGTTAAAAGGGGTACAAAAGAAGCATTGTTCCCGGGGATTACTGTAACAAAGGAAAACTTCAGGCATCAGGTACCATTCTCTAATTCTATTGAAGAAAAGAGAAATGCTATACTTGGAATGACAGCTTCTGTATACCCTAATGTTGCAAAGAGAATATCTCTACGATATGGTTTACCTAAAGAAGTTACTGCAAGTACTTTACCACAAGAAAGTGCACCTGGTGTATCCGAGAATGTTGTAGCTACTCCTGTAGAAAAAATTGTACCGGTAGCTAAGACAAGAAAAGCCAAAAAGCAAAATGACATAAAATTTGCAGAAAATGCAGATTTTGATGGAATGGAGAAGGGTAGTAAGATTAAAAAGGTAGTTCCTAAAGAAAAAGTTTTTGATGAGAAATCTGTAGAGAATATACAGAAGTTTATAGCTTGGGTTAAGAAAAATCTACCTGAAGGAATATTCTCAGTAGATGATCTTTTAAGACTTGAAGAGGACCTGAACAACAATTATGTAACTGCCGGTCAGTTTATTGGTTTCCTTGATGAGCTAAAAAACATCAAAGGTTCTATACAGGTTAGAGATGGTTCACCTTTCAAATACCACGAAGCATTCCACGGTGTATTCCGTCTGCTGCTTTCTCAGGATAAAATAAATGCCTTACTTGCACAGGCCAAAAAAGAAAACCCTGCAACTGCAGCAAAGCTTAAAGAACTGAGAGAATCAGATCCTATCTATAAGAACATGTCAGAAAAAGAACTGGAAGAAAGGTTCTATGAAGAGTACATGGCAGATAAGTTTGATGCATGGAAAATGGACAGGTCTACTCGTACTTCTGGTACTATCAAAGCCTTTTTCCAAATGTTACTTGATGTTATCAAACACATGTTTGCAAAGATATCAGGTAACAAACTCCAGGCAATGTTCTATGAAATGGAGAGAGGTAAATACAAAAAAGCTGGTCTTCAGGTAAACTCATTTACCGATAAGATACAGGAAGGTATATCTGATCCGGCTCTAAAACTTATTTTGCTTGAAGAGGGTTTTGAGATTGAAACAGAAGATGGCGTTAGAGTAGTAAACAGGTATCTTGACCAAAGTACAGGAGATCAGTTAGCTACAAACATTGCTGCACTATACCACAAAATGGTAATGCTTGAGCCATCTCACAACAAAAAAGAAATGCTCACAAAAATCCTTGACATGTATAAGGATACTTATGATACAAGTAGACCTATTTACAAAAGCAGGGCAATGGCAATTAAAGATGTTCTAAAAAGAGCAGAATGGATGCGTGAATTGATTGATCTTAAAACAGTATTTACCAAAGATGCTTCAAGAAAAAGTTTGATGGATGCAGTTGATCTTCACCTTCAAATAATGGGTTACAAACAAGATCTTGATGATGAAGAAGTTGCATCTCTTGAGGATGAAGTAGGTCCAAGAAATACAGAAGATGCTCATAAAAAATCAAAATCACCATTATCCGACTATGCTTCTCTATCAAAGTATCTTAGAGAATACATAGGCTCAACTACTTACCAGCTTGAAAAAGATCAATTTGGCAATACCTCTTTGGTAGATGGTACGCCTTTGTATAATACAGTAAATGCCAACAAGGTATACAATGGTCTCTTAGCCATCTTATCTAATGTTGCAGATGAAGACAGATTGCTTGACAAGATGATAGAGTATACTAAGCATCAGGGCAATCCAGAAACCGTTAAATTTATCAATCGTTTGTTTGAAGATACAGACTTTGATAAGGCAACAAAGGTTGCCAATAAGGATACTTTGTTGTTACAGCAGGTAATTAAAGGCTTTAACCAATACAGTACTCAGTATCTGTTTACTCAGGTAAACCAAGATCATCAGTTTCAGACATCTTATGCAAATACAAAAGATGCAGCAAGGGTACAGTTCTCTAACTGGAAAGCTCAACACGATTCTCTGAAGAATGTAAAAACAATTGCCCTTAGAAAATTGGTCGATAAGATGTCGAACAATGAAACTAAAATAGGAACTACAGAGTTAGACAATTTCTGTAAAATGATATCTGTTAATCTTGAAAAAGAGACAGGTATTGCATTACATGAAATGTTTATCAAGTTTTCAATTATTGCATCTAAAAAAGAAGAAGCCAGGTACCCTGATCAACAAACATTCTATAACCTTTATAGTAATGTAGAACCAATTGCAACATCTGCACTGATTGCAAATCTTGAAACCCCTCTTGGTAAAAATATAGACATCTTTGCAAAAGATGCTGATACAGAAGAAGGTGAAAGGGTTAATACAAGTAAGCCACATCAGTTCCTGATGAAGATAGCTGCATCAAATGCTCTCTTTGATGAAAGTATTAATACTATATCTTTTACCAATGCAAATAATGAAACTGTATATGCACATCAGCTACCTAACTTTGATTTTGTCAAAGTAAGGGAACTTAATGATAAAGATGTAAGACAAACTCTTATGGAAAACCCAGAGTTTGCAAACTTCCTTTTATCTGATCCTAAGTTCATAGCTATGGCAAACAGAAACAAGCTTTCTGTAGAGCAGATTGATGGACTTCGTAAAGTATTTGAAAGTGTTAATGAGGAAACAGGAGAAGCATTTATAAGCAAAGGTCTTGAGGTAAACAGACAACCGGGTGTAACTTTTGGTGACTTTAGCAAACGAGAGTTCCTTGCAACTCTTCTGGGTCTTTATGATATAAGATTACAGCCCGATGCACTTGTACGTAATGATAGTAATACAGACACCTGGTATGTTGTACCGGTAATGACAAGGACTATCGAAGCCAAGAACAGTGCTCACCTTGTAAGAATGGCAACAATATCATCTGTTACAAAAGGCAAAAAAGGTGAATTGGTTCTGACCAAAGATGCTATAGATAAGTTGTACGAGTTTGTAAAAACTGAGCACAATAATATCAGGCAAGCCAAAAAAGAAATTGAAGAAATTGAAAATGGTACATATACAGGTAAGGTAATAAAAGGTTACCATACTGGTAAAAAGAATGATGACGGTAGTTGGAAAACTGCACCAAGAGGTACAAGGTTCTTTAATGCAAGAGTTCCATTAGGAGCCCTTGCTGCAGAGATTGAGGCTAATCCTGATGCAGAACTCAACGAGGCTAAGATAAAGGATCAATTGAACAATTACTGGCTATCTCAGGCAGATGTTCTTGCAACCCAAATGGCAACAGAAGGTCTGATCAATCTCAAGAAAGAAGCAGGTAAGATTGTCAAAATAAGCAACATACTTGCACCTAACTTTATCTTTGAGGGCTATGGTAAACAAGACCTGAATGATGCAATGAACATTAAGAATAATGACCCAATGTTCAACCTTACTCAGATACTTGTTAATGATTACATCAATACTGTAGCAGTTAACCAGTTAATACTGGGTAATGAGGCAAAGGCATTTAAAGATCCTATTGATCAGGTTAAAAGGATGGCCGGTGCAAATGCACAAGGTCCTTCCATGTCAACATCATTTGTTTCTAAGGAATTGGGCATTGAACATGCTTTGAAAACTATACACCATATAACCTATTCAGATAATGAAGGGATAGTAAGATCTTCTGTATCCGGCAACGAAATACAGGGAGACGATGGTCAGATGTACGGTACTGCAAAAGGGCTTAGATATGCACTTTTTGGTTTTGGTAAATTAACTAAAGTACAGGCAGATATTATTACTAAATTACAAGACGGAATACCTGTTACTGAAAAAGAGTTCTTTGATGCAGGTGGTCTTAAAGACAAAGGTGCATTTAACTCACTGAAACTTGTATATTACAATGGTTCAACTTATCTGAAGTGCTCAATGATACCTCTTTTCAGAGAAGCAGTTTCTGTATGGGATGGTGATGAATGGCAACCTCAGATAGGTAAAGAAGCAGCACATGATCTTTTGAACAAAATGGAAGATTATGAAAAGAAAAACAATACTGTAGTATTTGCTCATCCTGAATCTGTATCAAAGGGAATGAAAGCAAATGTTGCTAACAGTATCTCAGATATAGATGACAGCCATTTTAACCCACTGGAGAGTAGGTTTATGAGGCAGCAGCTTGAAAACCCTTCTAACAAACTTATAATAACAGATCCATCTCAGGCCAAGCAGCAGATCATGTCTGAGCAGGATTCTAATACTCCTGTTATATTTATGGGGGTAGAAACTACTGTAGGTATGGTAAGGGCTGCTTACATGGCTGATAACTCACAACGTGTAAAAAATAGCTACAAGACTACTGCAAATACAATCTTTACTCTTAAAGATGCAATGATCGAGCTGGATCAAAGCATTAAAGGGAAAGAGTTTACAGCAAGAATGGGTGTATTCTTTGACACAATGAGGGAAACCCTGAGAGCAACTGGTTCAGATCAGCAAACATTGGATTTCCTTGAGACCAAAGATGGTAAACCGGTTTACAACCTTAACTTCCCATCTACCCTTGAGAAGTTTACAAGTATCTTCCTTAATTACTTCTCTAAGGGAAGTGTTGCTGAAAAAGTACCAGGTCATACACTTGCTCTTGTATCAGGTTCACTTGGTATGGGAGATTGCCTGAAAAAGGTAATTAGTCTTGATGAGAATGGTCAACCAAAAGAATGGGAAGTTATTCCAAGAGTAGAGTATCTGAAAAACTACCGCAAGTACAAAGATGCTAAAAGGTGGGATGATGCTACAGCAAGAACATTTGTTGGTCTTAAAGAAGGTGACTTCTATCTTGACTCTCTGAGACACAATGTAGCTATCTATGATAAAGATGGTAAGATTGTAGGAAGGTTCTCTGAGTACATTGCCCCGGCTCACTACAGAGAGGAAATGAAAAATATCCCAAAATCTATGAGGGATGCTTTTGGTATCCGTATCCCATCAGATGATAAACACTCTTATATCTCTTTAAGGAAGGTAGATACTCTGCCGGTACAATATGGTTCAGTTGGTATATTTCCACATGAGCTTGTTGAGATATCAGGTGCTGACTTTGATATTGATAAAATATACTTGTCTATTGCAGACACGTATGCAGTATATGATGAAAAATCAAAAGTTGCAGAAGAGTATAAACAAATTAAAGACAGGATTGACTCTCATTACGATAGGTTAAATGTATTAGGAAGTCTGATTACATTAACTCCTAATTACTCTCCGGCTATTGCAGAAAGATCAAGAGAGATCAATAAAGAAATCAAAAAACTAAAAGCTGATTATGAGAAAGCTTTGATAGATCAAGATGAGTACGATAGTACATTATTTGATCTTGAGTCAGAAAAAGAAGCTCTTGGTACAGAAGAAGGAAAAGAGGAAAGAGGTCCAATTGTCAGAGAAATGAAGATGATTGGAAAAGAGATAAAGGAACTAAAAAAGAAAGCAGAGATAGCAAAAGAAAAACTGGATGCAACTGCAACCAGAGTTGCCTATGGTTCAAGAACCAGTAGACAAGGTGAATTTGATGAGTTTATCAAATGGCAGGAAACCAATAACAAGGTTTTCAAAAAGAGAATAAAAGAACTTAGAGATCTTTACAATGGTAAATTAGATGAATTTACTGATATTGACAGCGATGTTATTGCCGATATTGAGGACATATACGAAATGTTCAATCTTGACTCAGATGCATTGTTATATAAAACTGCACTGAAAGAACTTGGTTTACCTGCCGATCCTATTGAATACTATAATGCTTCTTATAATAAAAAAGGAGAAAAAGTAGTAGAGCTTAATAATGGAGTATTGAATAACAGATCTCTTGCTGCAAAACTTGCTATGCAATCAAACGAAGAGATAGTTAAGATCAATAGTACATCAACATCAACAACACCTCTTCTTACTCTTACAGAGAAGTTGATAAAAATGTTTACTGCTATATCTGAGGATGAAAAAATACCTTACGATAAAAGAAAAGGAGTTGCTGCCATATTAAATGTGTTAAAGGAAACACCTACTGACGTAAACTCAATTCTTGGTAAAGCTGCATCATTTGACAATAACAAACAAGGTTCTCGTAACATTGGTGCTACTGCAAATGCTATTCAGGTATACTCTTTGAACAATCAGTTTAATGTAGAAATTGATCCAATATTTGCAATTACAATAGACGGTAATACTTTTAATTCCTTCTCTCACAATAAAGAATGGGAAGCTCATGAAGCAGAACCTGTTCTTTATAAAACAGGTAAGAAAAAAGGTGAGATCAAAGGATATATTATTGCTGGGGAAGAGTATAGCAAAAAAGACTTTGATGAGAATAATATTCCAAAGGGTGCATATACCGGTACACGTATTGCTGCCAATCTTGGTACACTTCTTAACGCCATGACCGATAATGCCAAAGAACGTCTGGCAGCAAGGTTAGGTCTTAATATCACAGCCCTTGGCTATGTTTCTAACATGGTTGGTACCGGTGTACCTCTTGAGACTGCTGTACTTCTGGTACTGCAACCAATAGCAAGAAGATATTTTGCTGATATACAGAAACTTGAAGGTTCTCTTAAAACTAAGGAAGAATCAACTTCAAGCAAAAGAAAGATACTGTCTGAGAAAATAGATGCACTGGACCCTAAAGATGAAGTAACTGTTGGCCCAGAAAATACTGTAACTACACAAGATCTGATTGACAATATTGCTCAAGGAGGATCAAGAGTTACAGATGCATATGTTTTGAAAACAATCAAGCGTGTAGAAATACAAAGTGACACCCTTGCAAGCATTTCAAAAATACAGAAGCTTTCTCAAGGTCTGCCTACTACTTGGGAAGATGTTGATGCAATGAATAAAGCACTTAACAACCTGGGCATCAAACTTGATGGTGATCGTTATGTTGAAATGACACCTTCGGAGTTTGAAGAATACAAAGAAGAAAACAATGTTGAACTTGCGGTAGATGTAAAAGATATTTTACTTAACCGTCAGGAGATAATTGCAACTAACTTAAAAGTACTTGCACAGGTGCAGTATCTTTCTAAGAAAGTCTTTATTGAAAAGACACCATTGTTTGCTCGTTTATCTGAAGTTGTATACGGTAACATGAAAAAGATGTCTAGTATAGAAACTGCAGAATTTGGAAAAACTCTGAAGCATGACATCATATCATTCCTTAGTATCAAAGCCTATATGCATTGGTTAACAAAGAATGATTATCCTGGTACCTTGTCATCTTTAAGTAATGCAATGATATATCCTGAACTGAAAAGTAAAAAACCAGTAGGATATATGGATATCGTTGATACTATAAAATCTGTTAAAGACAAACTGAAAGGAAAGAATGAAAACTATCTTGTATCAAGATTCCTTATGTTGACAACAGCAGAAGAAAGCAAGGAAGGTATCAATACTGCAGAATCTAATACATGGGCAAGGTTATCTGATGCTCAACAGGATCGACTGGTAAGCTCTTTCATCTCGCTTTATGTAAATGCATATACAGATGAAGCCGGCAATGAAATAAATACACACGATGCTGCAGTAGCAATGTTTAACTATTTACTGGTTAAAGATGGTGCTCAGTTCAAATCTGGTTCTTTTATCAGGTTTATCCCTACGTTTATGTTTGAGGACATAATGGGTAGAACTACTGAAGTAAATAATTTCCTTGCTGTAGATAAATGGGATGAAGAAAAGGCTGTATCAATCTTTGGTGTACCATCTGTAAACATCATGGATGAGTTTATGAGATCTTATGCTACTCACATTGGTAATAAATTCTACATCAAGGGTATTGTTGATAAGAAAGGTTTAGCCAGCTTGGATGGAGTATCTATGGATAAACTCAATGATGCAGAAAGAAAGAAAGTAGTTGAGCACATAACAACTAAGCAATATACCAAACCTGTAGATGTAAATCCGGACAACCAGCCTCTTATATACATTGATATGTTCAGAGGTATCAGGGATACTGTTGTGCCTGATATGGAAGGAACATATGTAAACAGGAGATATGGTAAAAACTATACAGATTATGAAAATGCTCTTCTTAGTAAAAATAAAACTTATATCAAATCAAGCGGTCTTAAAATCGTAAGAAAGGAGATAAAAGGTAAGGAAGGAAAGATGCATGATGTAATAGAGTTCCCATATTCTATTAAAGTAAATGGAGAACTTTACGAACTCTTTGCTCTTGGAGAAGATACAGATACTGCACCTACAAAAGTTATCACAAAGGATATTTCTGTAGCTACCGGCATAAGTGCTCAGTATCGTAAAGTAGAATGGGCTGGTGCACCATCTACCTTCAAAGCCTCTGCAATAGATGGACCTTTACCTGCTTCTAAAATACAGGTAAGTAAAAAGAAAACAAAGGCTGTGATAGAAGATGAGGGAGAGGATGCTGAAATATCTGAAGAATATCTTGCTCAGATAGCTGCACAAGAAGCTGCAGAACAGAAAGCAAAAACCCCTGAACAGAGACTGGCCGAGTTTGGTATTGTAAGAATAGCTACAAGCAAAGGTCTTGTTGCTGTAAAAGGTGGTAAGCAGTATCTTTTGACTGAAGATGAAAATACAGTTAAAAAAATAATAGAAAGGATACAGGCAGAAGAAACTAAACAAGCTGCTCCTATCCAAGCTCCTATATCAGAAACTACTGTATCTTTACCAAGTAAGCAAATGACTGCCGAACAGTGGCAACAAGAACTATCTGACATATACAGTAGTAAAGAACGCACTGAAGGTAAAAGAGAGTGGATCATTAAACGGTTGAATTTTAGAGATCGGAGTAGGTTAATGAAAGCCACAGATGAACAAATACTTAACGCTATAAAATGTTTATAAAATAATGGCAAGCTGTCCTAAAAAAATTTATATTTACACACTTTCAGATCCTGAATCTGGTATAATAAGATATGTAGGAAAAACAATTCAAAAACCTTACCAAAGACTATCTGCTCATATCTATGTATCAAAAAACAATAGGAAAAAAGACTACTGTCATTCATGGATAAAAAGTTTACTGAACAACAGTAAATTACCTATACTTTCTGTCATAGAAGAGACTTTTGATATAAAAAGAGAAACTTATTGGATTGAATATTATAGAAATATTGTAAATAATCTGACTAATTTTTCTGATGGTGGGGAGTATTGTAATACAGGAAAAACTTGGAAACTAGACAAAGAAACAGTAAATAGACTCGCTTTAAAAAAGATGAAAAAAGTATTTTTATGGAATACTGCTGGTGTTCTAGTATGTAGCTTTAAGAACATAGAAGATTGTGCAATTTTTATAAATGAAGATAAAGGGTCTATTTTTAAAGCTATGCACAATAAAAAGGCTTATAAAAATAAATATGTATTTAGTTATACTTCTGTTTTTCCAGAACTTATTAGAAGAACTAACACTGGAAAAAGGGTTTTATTTATTAAAAACTCTATTGAAGTAATTTTTAGGAATCTTAAAGAGGCTTCTATTTATATATCAATGTCTAAAAGTTCTCTTTGTTCTTATATGAATGGTAGACCAATACCAAACAAAACTTTTACAATAAAATACTTAGAAAATGAATTCATGCCCACAATTTAACGCACCAGAGTTTAAAGCACTGGAATCTGTACACGGAAGAGAAAAAGCAACTCTTCTGTTTCATATGAATAATGAAGTTATTCCTACAGTAGAAGAATCTGATAAATTATTAAATGTTACTTTTTATCAGTTACCGGAAGAGCCTGCAAGAACAAAAGATGAGTTCTCAAAAGAACTTACTACAACTATCCTGAACCAGTTCTCATCAAAGAGTGTTGTAAAGGCTGGTGTAGCAAACTCTCTCAAAGTGATAAACAGGGACACATCTGCTCAGAAAAAAGCTATTGCAAATACTATAGTAGATCAGATCAATAAAAAGTATGGAAAAGATACTGCTTCATATGAGAGTACAAATAACGAGCATTATATAAATGTTCATCCTCCTATAGAAGTTTTAAGGGCAGAATGGAAAGTAAGAAACCGTGGATATAAAGATGCTATTGAGCAAGATGCTGCACAACTTGAAAAGAAAAACTTACCAAATACAGTTATTACAGAAGAAGGTGATATTGTTCCTTTTTATCAACTAAGTTCTGCATCTAAGCAAGCACCTATAAAAGCTGTAGACAAGAAAGTAACTGCATTTATCAAAGCCCTTGGTGGTAAAGTAAGTGGTGTTGATCAACTTATTGTAAATGGCAGGGTTGTATCAGGCAATGCTGTAGCAAATGTTATTACTCGTACCATACAGGTAGTAAATGGGAAAGCATCTGCAGATACACTGCCAGAAGAAGCTGCTCACATTTATGTACAGTGGTTACCAAAGAACTCAATACTTCTTCGTGACATGATGAAAGACATCAGAAATAGAAGAGAGTATAAAGAGGTAATGGATGAGTACTCAAGCAATCCTTTTTACCAAAAAGAAGATGGTACTGTTGATGAGGAAAAGATAGCAATAGAAGCTATTGGTAAAGTAATTGCCGGTGTTATTGTTGGTAAGTACACTAAAGATATCAAAGCTCAGTCTTGGTTCCAAAGGCTTATGGACTGGGTTAAGAAGGTATTTGGAAAAGCTGAGTTCAATGAAGTTAAAGAAGAGGAAACTTCTTATGAGCAAGTTGCTAAAGAAATACTTGCTGGAGATATATCAAGTTTAGACTTGAATCAAAAATTTAATGACATAAAAACCGTAAAAAATGAATTACAAGAACTTATTGAAGGAAAAAACAGAGAAGAGAAGGATGCTTCTATCCAAACAACCCTCGATTTCTTTAGACCAAGCAAAAAAACAGGTAAAAGAAATGAAAACAGAGGCATTGTTGGCCAACCAACAGAGAACAGTTTTGTAGAATATGCAAAAGATAATTTAATAATTGATCCTAAAATAGATGAAGAATCTAAGATAGGGAAAGGTAATGAATCCGTTGTATATTACAAAGATGGTGTAGTTACAAAATTAGTAAATACCAATAATCATAATGGTAGTTGGAAAGGTTTATTAGAAAGTATGCTACTTCATAATAGATTTTTTCCAGATGTTGCATATACTTTAAAAGGGTTTACAACAGATGAAAATGGTAATTTATTGGCAGTAGTTGAACAACCTTACGTTTCAAAAACTGCTCCTATAAATCTTAATAATGTAGCTGAATACTTAAAAGAACTTGGTTTTGAACCAGTTGCTAATGAACTTACTAAAAAATATAACTACTATAACAAAACACTTGGAATAGAATTACAAGACATACATGCTGAGAATGTTATAAATCGTGACGGTGAGTATTATTTTATAGACACTGTATTTAAAACTACTCCCGACTTTTACAAAACTGAGGTGCCTGCACTTGATATGGATGCAGTAAAAGCTGCATCTGATAAAGGTGAGTACTATTTTCAGTTAGATAAAACTGAAAGAGAGATTGCTGAAAAGCAAATGAAAAGAGCAAACCCTGTTCAAAGAGAAATTATTAAAGAGGTGTACATTGATGTACACGATAGAATAATACTGGATGAGACTATTGATCCTGTTATAAAAAAACCTCTTCATCAGTATAGAGATTTGAAAGTACTAAATTTTACTATTTACACATCTGTAACAACTGCAAGAAGTGGTAAAAAGAATATAGTAGGCTATGATGACAATACTGAATGGGGAAAGGATTTTGATAAGTTACTGGAAGGAGTTATTCTTGGTAAAGATCTTGACCAGATAGAAAAAGTATCTGATAGAATAGATGCTGTTAAAACCGATGCTTATAACTTTTTAAAAGGACTTGTTTCGGCTTGGACAGCAGATGGTACAATAGCTCTTCCACAGGTCATTGTTGCAAACAAGAATGCGGGTATTCCGGGAGCACTACCAATAGCAGGTTCGATTGACTTATTGCTTATTCACCCTGATGGTGAAATGACAGTAATAGATTTAAAAACTTCTTACAAGAGCAGGTTTGAAAGAAGTTATGCTAATACTTCTTACAAAGTAGGAGAAGGCTCGTTACTTGGTGCTGATACACAACTTTCTAAAAGTCAGGAACATTCTATACAGGTAATGACATATGTCAAGTTATTAAACCTTATGGGCTATCCTGTAAAAGCAGCAAGAACAGAACATCTTTTTCTTAGTACAGAAGGTGACAAAGTAAAAGGTTTTAAGTATGAAGGTGCTGTAAACAGAGTAATGAGTGAGAATGAGGTATCTGTTGATAAAATAGTACCGACTCAATATGAAGGTAAGAATAGGCTTGATGAGCTTAATGAAAAATACGGAACAGGTAATCCTACACATAGAAGTTCATTTGGTGAAACCAAAGAGCAAAAAGCAGAAAGACTTGCTACTGATGCTACAATAGAAGAGGCAATATTAAGACTCTTTACTGCAGCAGAAGGATGGCAAAAGTATCTGGAAGATATGCGACACCAATCAATCTTTGATATAAAAGATGATAGTATCCGAAAAATTGATCACCTTATTACACAAATGCAAACTTTGTTTGCTCAAGGTAAAAAGGACCAGATATATCCTTTGTTTCTTTCTGTATTTAATAACCACGTTACAAGTGTATTAAAGGTTATTAATAATCCGGACAACATAAAGAAGCCAGGTTATATCAGAACAGTATACATGTCCAAACAGTATATTGATACGTTTAGACCTTTCCTTGTTTCTTCTTTTGCTGCTGCAAGTAACTCTACCCCTCTTTTTAACAAGATAGATACAACAGTAAGAGCAGCAGATGTTGCAATTATAGGTGCCATTAAAAATACTGTAAAGGAACTGGTAGAAGGATGGACAGCTAATAAAGATTATCTCGATGATGATATATTGGAAGAGGTTCTTAAAGTAGATAAAGACATCTCCGGTGCCAATACCTGGTTAGATACTTTGGGTAACAGTGGTGTTGTAATTCTTGAGAATGCTGCAAAAATGCTTGCATCTGCTCGTCAGACTGTTAGAGAGAATGTAAGAGAACAAAGAGCAACTATACATACACTCGGTAACAAGCTTGTTGAAGCAAGTGGTACAAAAGATCCGGCCAAACTATTCAACTTCATGTATCAGTTGGGTGCCAATGGTAAAAGAAATGGTAGAATAATTTCACAAAAAGGAACTGCATATAATGCTCTTTTTGAGAAAGTAAATATGCCTCTTTATAACCTTGATGGTACAAGAAAAGAATTTATCAGACGACCAGTTACACCTGAACAGATACAGTGGAACAAAGATCTTTACCATCTTAAAGCAGCTTACCGTGAATTTATGGAAGCTGAACACATTGAAACTGAATGGGTATCTTATGCTGATATATACGGTAATACAAGAAAGTCTCCGGAGACTAGTGTAACTGAAGGTAAATACCATAAGTATACAGACGAGTTTCTTGCTGAGAGAGAGAAATACATGGAGGAAGATGATTTTGGTAACTGGAAGCCAAAGAAAGGTGAAACTGATCCTGAATATATTAAATGGAGAGAAGCAAACTACGACTGGAACACTTACCTCAAAGCCGATACAGTAGTAGACGAAAAGACAGGAAAGCCTGTACCAACCGGTACAGTATCAGAAACAAGTAACTGGTTCCCTAAAAAGAAAAATAGCATTTCAAGAGAATACGCAGAAGACGGTACAGATCTTTGGGATCCAATGTACAGAAAAATGATGCAACCAAAAACTGCACTTGATACTGCACAAAGTG